AGGCGGCTGCTAACATTGGGGCGGGACGCAACCTACCTGCCGGCACAATAAACATGCCTGCTGCCAAGAACTAGTTTTTTCTAAGAGTCATTTCGGACTCAGGACTTTTTTTGGTTTTTGAGTTTTGGGTTCCTCAAAAATTTGAACTGGGGTACTGCCCGGAGAAAATTCCGAGGGTCCAGCCATTTCAAATTCAGGCACAAAGCCATCATACTGCATCCAACTAGTACGCGGGTATCTCAAATCCGATCGATCCACAGTTTTCCAACTATACTTCTGGTAATAATCACTCCAAATAGGATTAGTGACTATTTCCAAAATGGGCCCAGCAAGAGGTTGTAAACTGTCTAGACGAAATAAATAATCTTCGCAAGAAATTTGTTGTGCAACAGTAATTTGGTATAATTTTTCAACAAGTAACCTTGTTTTAATCGGGGGTTCTCGATAAACGACGCGGCCAGTTCCTAAGTGGGTTAAAGCTTCTCTGAGTTGGTCCCTGTCCCATAGCGACATTGCTCTATCATTTTCAATAAAGCTTCGCACATCAATTCCACTGGTCATTCTAAGAGCATATTGAGATAATGCTCCTAAAATAGGACAACCAGGGTATTGGTAAGCATAAGACATGGCCTTACATCTCAAGAGAGTCAGTAGGCGGCTTTTCTTACAACCAACATATGAAGACATTGCCCAGCCAAAAGAGACTAGAGCTTCACTAACGTCAGTTATAACGACATTGTCATCTGGATCGAATACGAGACCACAAAACGACACTTCATTCAAGTTCAAAACAGTAGATTGTTTTATTGTAAACCCAACACGGGCAAAATCCTCAGCAGTTGGGCCGGAACCTAAAAAAGAAGTGGCAGAATCATCTCCTTCGTAACATCCAGCAAAAGGCAACGGTGGTGACATGATCTTCTGATGAACAAATTCATGCACTACCCAATTTGTGTAACCATTACCAAGTGAAGTATTCATTTCACCGGACATCCTAATGGCTATACAATAAACGGTCAAAAATTTATTGGAACAAACATTATCACCGAGCAGGGCATCCTCGATGATAGAAATGAACTCAGGGCCTTCGGCAGTCTTGAAACCATGTATCTATATAATTCGAATTCAATAGCATCCATTAATTTCGATACAAAATGAGCTTCAAAAGCTGTGTAGTCCCCCAAGCCATAATTATGTCCAATGCGCTCCAAAGATTCGCGCAAAAAGGCTGGTCTGTCTTTAACTGGTATTTTCTTGATAAATACTTTATTTTTAAAGACGACAGATTCAATAAGTCTAAAAATTGGTCCGACTTTGCATTTAAATTCGTCGGTCCTAGAATTGATCCATCGGATATGAGCATACTTGATATAAGTTTCATCTTTAGCATGAGATTTGACCTTATAGTGTTTCGGCAGCAAAATACCTTCACATTGTTTCCATTTTTCAAGTAGCTCCTCCTGGCGCCAAAGAGGATAATTGCCATTACGTAACCACGTGGCAATCGACGTGTCTGACTGTGAATCAAGGGCTTCAAAATTTTTCTCACATAATTCACGAGAAAACACCCTGATATCTTTTTCAATTTGTGTTTCAATTTCCGGCGTCAGATGCAGAAACCTTTTTCGGACTCCCGCTTCCATAGTATCACGATGCAACGGACAAGGATGGGGTAAAGCATAACCTTCCACATGACAACCCAAACTAACTTGAACCATCGGCCTAACAGCCGGAAATTCAGGAGCATTAGTTTTTCTAATTTCGCAATCAATTTTAATTGGTGGCAAAATGGGGAGTGGAACTTCACCATATCTATATCCATAGCACCCTTCTCTATGGAAGGTCTCGGGCGAGAGCCCTAAAGGGGGAAACACCTCAATGCTGTCACTCGCTGATTATCCTTATACACAGCGAATGCTAATTCTGCTGTGTTGGCGAGTAAGGCATCGGTAACATTACGATATCGATCAATGTTTGTAGAACAGTTTTTTGCGGCCTGTTGAG